CTCTCCACCTAGTATCTGCCGTAATGGTATCCGGCTGACCGAGCACGGATTTGTCTTTCCAGAAAGGCTTTGTAAAATTGTAATCCTTATGGCTTCTCAGGTGCAGGAAGTTCAGATTCAGTGCATAAAGATAGCCTGTGGGAACGCCGGTATCCGACACAATGGGAGCACCTTTGTGTATAATGTTATCCCATCCAGCTTCAACAGCCTTTGCGTCAGCATATCTTTGCTGTGGGTGTAGAGAGCGTTCGTACCCATCCTTCAGTGTTTGCGTAGTTACGATGAAATTCGGCAAAAAGTCTTTGATATCGCCCATGTTGGGTTGACGGAAAACTTTCTGAAGGACTTCAAACGAAATCGCTTCCGCAGTTGTAATGACGTTGGCCTTCCAGTCGGGCATCTCGTCCTCATCGATTGACCCGTACTCAGTTGATGTAGTGGTATTGAACAGGTCACCTAGCCCGTTGATATTGTCGCTAGTAGCTGCGGCAGCAATCACATCGGCGGCCATTTTCACGCGGGCGGCCTTTATAATTGAATTCATATACTTCTTGGTCAGGTCAATAATGGCTTCCGCGCCGGTGTTTTGTGTCAGGTCGTCCAAATTCAACGTATTGGACCCGTAAACACCAGCCCACCGGAAACGAGCGGCATCGATGATGCTTTTTTTCGACTGATTAATAACAGTCGCTGCGCCGTAAGCGCCGGAATTGGAAGTTGTGTATTCCAAGGGCACTTTGATCATCAAACCGCCATCAACGGTTTCGTGAGGTTTGACTTCCCAGTTATCGCGCTCCAGCGCATTACCCATTAGTTTCCAGAGCAACGCAGAGGCTTTGTTTACAATGTCCTGCGGCTCGGTATTCATCCAGAAATATTCAGTAGTAGCGTTAAGTTGATTGATTAAGCTCATGGTTCTTCTCCTATCTTAAATAATAGGGGATTACGAGACCTTGAGCAGTGCCTCCATCATGCCTGCGTCGAGGTCTTTCCCCGTTACTTTTTGTTGTTTATGGTCTTGCGGGCTTTGCCCCTTCACAATCACTTTGCCGGTCGAATTTTTACCTTTTTGGAGATTTAACATCTTTTCCAGTTCGGCTTTCTCCTCGGCAAGCCGCTGCAACTCGGCTCTTGAGTCATCGCGTTCGATTTCTCGAAAAGCGGACAGCGCGTCGCTCATTCCGGTTTTATCTTTGGCGATATATTCCCTGATTCTCGCCTGCATTTCCGGGGTGTTAAAAGACGGGTTTTCTTCCAGGAACCGCTGTTGCATATTTTTGATATCACGCTCATTCAGCTCCTTTTTGAAAATTTCCGAAGCGGCGCTTAATGTTTTTTCGTGCTGAAGACTTGCAACCAACTCAGTCCTCTTTGCAATCAGGTTTCTCAGTTCACTCTGGTAGTTGTCGGACATCGGGTCGAGTTTATCAATCGCCTTATCGACACCTGCGATTTCTGCCTCGTAAGTAGGGCCCTGAGGCTCTTTGGGTTCAGGTGCTTTCCCTCCTCCAGAAGACAATTTTTCAATGGTCTGCAATAGGGTGTTTTTTTCTGTCCGTAACGCTCCCAGTTCATTGCCGTGTCTGGCAATTAACTGATCTTTCTCCGACAGCGCCTTTGCCACGTCGTCGATAGTCTTGTAAGTCGTACCGGGAATAATGGCTTCTTCATTTTGCTCATCTTTTTTGTTTGTATCCATGATACTGCTCACTTTCTCCTCGGCCTCGGTTGGGTGTGCCCGTTTCCGGGTCTCAACGTTGGGTGTCCGATAAGGGTTTAAAAGGTTAAATAAAAAAAGCCCCGATTCTCCAGTACGCTTGCACGTAGTCTCTGAAAAATCGGGGCTAATCATTACCGCCGAAGCGGATTATCAGTACCCTTATAATTTTATTATCTCACCGAAATTAATATTCTCCTTTACGCCTAAATAAGCGGAGCCTATGGCCCCTTGTGTCAAATTAACTTCGACTGTTATTGCTATTTTACCCGTTTTTTTTTGGGATGTCAAACAAATTAATTGCGTTTTGAATGCATCAACGGTAATTTGCAGGTTTTTATCCACCATAAACTCACGCTTTCGGAATTATATTGTTATCCTTCAAATACTTTTTATATTCCGACCGGGATTGCAATGGCGGCTCTCCGTGATGTTGAAGAGTTTTACAGGCTGATGAAAGCCATTTCACGTCATTGACCGAATCACATTGAATTCCGCCCAGCGAAATAACTCGCTTAGCCAGCCACCCGCATGAACACCGGTGTTTTTTTGGTACGCGGTTGATTTTGTGAAAAACCTCGTGCTTTTTACCGCATCTGCAAAGATATTCGTATATCGGCATTATATCTCCCTCTTGAATATATTTAGGCTGCTGGAGCGATGCTCTGCGTTCCTTTCGTTTGTTTAATGTCTCCCGGACCGCCCTGCGGCTGAATCAGATATTGTTTCAGGGCAATCGCCTCTTCCCTGGGGCAACCGGCATCAATCAGCACTTGCAGAGCCATATCGAGCTGTGACTCTCCACTTCTCTCGACTTCCTGCTTCCAATCCGGCATATTCAACATTTCGAGAACGTACCGGCGCGACAACAATCCACGCCCGGCAAGTTGCATCACTAAGTCTTGCTGTTGCAGTGATGTCCGTGGCATGGTCGATCCGGATTCGACAACGTAATTAAACCGTCTTCCGGCAAAGTTTGCTGGGCGGAATACTTGCATCGTCCCGCCGACATCGACGGATTCTTCCTTAATGCCAAAGTTCTGCCACAATCCGATAGCCCACCGTGACCGCTGCTCGGCGAGGTAATCAATAGCGGACGTCTTGGTCTGCATGACAACAGCATTGCGTTCTTGCAGCGCGATAATCGCGCTGGCTGCTATTACTCCGGTGGGGTTAATTCCCCGGTCGGCTTCTTCAATCTGGTAAATCCTGTCAAAGAATTTCAGGATTAAGTCCAAAACATTAAAAAAAGACGAGGGGAGATTGGGAACCTGTAAAAACTCTATTCTGGCATTAGGAGTGGTAGGCATCAGGATTAATCTACCCTCTTTCTGCATTGATTCTTCAATCATCTGTTTGGTAATTCCACAGTGTTGTTGGACAACAAGCGGCGGAGTTATTACATTTGTCACGTAATTCAGGAGCTTGGTAACAATAGAGTTAATTTTAATAATTAAATCGCCCACTTGTTCACTAGCAGAAAATCCCCATACTGATATTAAATCCTTGTAGGAATTAACGTGATACACAGGGAAGCGCCCCCACGGAAAGGTTGTCGCCGCGATTTCAGGGTCAAGATCAGGATTAATGTTAGGGTTGGCCGAATCATCTAAAACCATGAAACCACATTTTGCTGTTTTAGATTTAGTGATAGTAATCTTTCTAACGCCGTCGGGATAAACGTTGACGTTTTTAACTTCAAACTTCGGCCTGCCTTCTTCATCTGTGGCTGGGATAAATCCTTCTGCCCCATCAGAAACCATAATGGGCGTTTCCTCGCGTTTTTCCCTGTTGTCTCTAACCCAAACCTCAATTACTAAACACTTATCAATGCCTTGACCGCTTTCGGATTCCTTACGGATACTCATGGGGTCTGCATAATTTCCAATAGATTGATTGATGATTGTGGTTTTCGACTTGTATTCTTCCCGGACAGTACCCAACAGGTCGTAGGCATCGTCTTTCGCAATACCGGTAACTTTGAACGTTGACTCAATTTTTGAGACGAAATCAACGTATGCGTAACAGATATACGGCGCTTCCAGCGACAAATCATCGTAATACCCAGGACACGGGAACAGACAAAACGGGTCTGTCACCATAACATTAGGTCTTTCGACCTCATGGTCCCAGTAGGGTTTCTCGGCGGAAATGCCGTAAACTTCCATCGTTCGGGCTGTGTGGCGGGTTTTGAGCAGTTGGTCTGTGTCTTTCCACCACTTTTTAAGTTGGATGGTCAAAATTTTTTCGGAATCATCATTCATCCCATCCAGATCGACAACTTCGCCGGTAGGATTACGGGACGTAATGACTGATACTGTGCGCTCCACATTGGCAAAGTACAGATTAATCGGCGTCACTGCGCCCTTCTGTTGCGGGTATCCTTTCCGTCCGGTCTGCTGTCGTCCCTGGTAGCCGCGATATAACGCATAATTATTTAACATTGCCTTTGGTATGCCCAGTCTTTCTTTTTCCAGACGGGCGATTTCAAATAATTTGAATGCGAATTCCGCCACTTCTTCGTGACCTTTGGGCGGTATGTTGTGTAAATTCCAGCGCTCATCCATTTTTCACCTCATCAGGGCAATAAAAAAGCCCCATCGAAAATTGAGTTCTCAATTCCAATGGGGCCGGATATCGGCGCGATTGACTAATCGGTCTATGCGGTCAAGGGATAGACTGATGGCTATGTGTTAAAATTTTTATTTCACTTCTGTCTCCTTCTTCCAATCTTCCAGCAGTTTCAGGAGCATTTTAACACATCGTAAAATAATTTCTACAAGTTTTTTCGTTTCCGGATTCATCATGCCGTCCTCACTTCTTATGCGACCTCTTATGACCAGCTAGCGCAAATGGTGACTGAAACGACTTCCCACAGACATCGCAAACGTTCTGCCCTGGCACATCATCCGGCGGCGCAACAACCTCTGGCAGTGGCGTAGGCGCATCGACTACTACTAATCGGCCTTCCACCACTAACGGCGCGAGACATTCGGGACAGCACATTTCAGCCGCCAACGTCGTGGATAGTGTCAGCCAATCGATATGGTACGGCAACAGGCAACGTACCATGCCCCCGTGAGGCGTGACATCAGGATTATATTTATCCGTTGTCAGGAAATCGCAACGCTTGCAATTCGGACATCTCACACGTAAGCCTTTCATTCTCTTTTACCCCCTAATCTCTCTAAAAATTCTTTCGTTCTTCCCAACAGGGCTTTTTCTTCCTCGCTAGGCTCAGACGAAAACAACTCATCTCCCGCGCTGGGCAGCGTGAAAGCATCGCCTTTTGGACGCACAATAAACCCTTCTCCCGGCTGAGATTTACTCTTAAAAACCAGCCAGCCGCCGACAACAACGCATAGCAAAACAAGAATCACGGTTCCCATCACGGCAATCATTAACTCACTGAATGTTATCATCTCGTTCCTCCGAAACAATTCCCGCAGACTTATCGTCTTGCGGGGTTAAATCCGCCTGCTCGCCACACGTAGCACAAATAAATCCGGCATCCGTGAAGATTACTCCAGGCTTCCCATTTGGCGATAAAAGCGCAGAAACCTCACGCAGATTGACCGATGGGATAAACTTGGCTTCTCCGCAACAAGCACACTTCCGCATGGGCAGCGATTGCAGCGACACCTGCATTTTAAATGCCTTTTGTTCCATTCAGTTAATCCTCCACAGTAAAAATGTTATCCCTTACTTGATCCATCCACATACATCGAACAATCAATGAATGCACCAGCCCTCCTACCGCCATTATAGCGGGGTCTCCCTTCTTGAATTGTCTGTGCTGTACTTTCAGAATTTCGTTTCCCCCGAAGGCAAAACGGTCTGATATTATCGCTTCATTAAGCGTCCGCCTATAATTTTCAAAAATTTCCGGGCAGTAAAAATCCTCCGGGGGCGCAACCAGTATTGCCCCGTTATCTCCATATTTTTTTATTAACTCTTCATTCAATAGTGCCAATCGTGTGGTGTGCTTATCGGGATCACCTAAGAATGTTTGGAGTAGTGCTGGCTGCAACCCAAATCCATACTCTTCGCGTAATCTCAATATATGAGCAAACAGTTCCGAGATATGCTCGCTTTCTCCTTCTCCCATCAGGCGGAACCACGCATTTTGGATTGGTCTTTCGGACTTCACAACTGCCACTACCGCAACATAGCCAGGACGGCCTTTGTCCTTATCGGTGTCTTCCGTCGGCCAACCAATACAACCAAACAAATCGTAATACTTTTGGCCGGTATCCACATGCTCAAAATACGACGGACGCTCAACAAACGGACGACCGGTAACAATCGCCTCGTCAATTCTGGCCTGTCTCAATTCCCATGCGTCCGGCGACGTTATTTTTTTAATCTTAATCATCTATCTCATCCTTGTACTGCATACCGCCATACCCAACCGCAAAAGTGATAAACGCCGACGCTCCGTGAGAGCTCCAATCGTGCAATGGCCGATTACTTAATTTCTTCTTTTCCTCGTCGTATTCAGCGCGATAGTTCTTTAGGGCTGATATCCCCTGGGAACATTTATCCTTATCGAACCAACAGAGTGGTAAAATATTTCGTACTGCGGGAATCTGAAATTGAATGATTACATCAATGTTTTTGGCACGTTTGACGACAATAACTGGGTTAATTCCCAAGTCTTGCGCAATTTCCCGGCGCGACTGGGCAATCGCGGAGTTAGTCATCTCGCGGGCGTTGGCGTCATGCGGCATATAATGATTACCGTATTCATAGTGTTTGGATTCCAGAATTTCGGCGTAATGCTCCAGCCCGTAACCGGAGTTTTCGTAATAATCAACGACGTGGTGCTTACTGCCGATATGCTGGATAAACCAGATTGACATCGAGTCATCGACGCCCAGATCCCAAAATGTATCAACTTCGATTCCTTCCTGGTATTGCACATGAGTAATCCTTCCCTCGTTCTCTGCCCGGACCATTTGCTTGGCAAAATACGCGCCCAGCACGGCGCCCTGAAACGAGCACATATATTCCTGCTGGTACATCGCCTCGCCCATGTCATCGCCAAACGTGGCAATAAGCTCAGCCCTGATTTGACGCAGTTTTTCAGCAGTAAATACTGGCGTTTGACGCGCCGTAAGTATTTCGCCGAACCATCCCGGTGTGGACATAGCCATGCGCACCAGTGAGTGAAAATGGTTGTCTCCGCGTGATGTTGAAATAAACGCAGCCCAGCCGCCGTTTTCCTCAAGTATTGGTGATAGATACGCCCAGCATTGCGGGTTACTTAGTGCATATTCCGAGAATGTTATCCCAATCGGTGGTGAACCTACCAGGGCATTATACGTATCCGATCCCACCAGTTGCCAGGTCGACCCGTTGATAAACTCGATAAACATATCGGTATTCCGTATGCTCTTTCGGATTTCCTGTGGAAATGCCTCATCGATTCTTTTTCTGCCGGTGCGTGGATTGACGGCCTCCCAAATAGCTTTGCGACATTGCTTATATTCAGGCAGTAAATGCCAGTAATTCCCGACACGCTCAAACGCTTTCGCTGAGCTCGTGTACAGGCATATTTCGTCTTTTCCCCAGCGCCTATGAGCACATTCAACGGCGCGTAAGCCGGGGCGATCCTGCTGTAAATATTCCCACAAGCCCAGCTGATCCTCACGTGGTTCCCAGTTATTTGCCGGTAGTTCTATCATTTTTTCTTTTTGCTCCGGTAGAATTTTTTTATAGTAATATTAAGGGGTTGCAACAAATCAACTTCTTTCTTATCGGTAAATAACTTAAAATATTTACCGAGGCGTTCTAGGTTCGACCCCTTATCTGGTAGTTTAATTTTGGTGAGCACAGCAACACCATCTTGTTCCTCCCCGACAATTTTATGGTACGTTTCTATGGACGAAATAACGGCAGCATCATCAGGGTTAATCTCATCAATCGGTTTCAACCGGCCATCAGCATCAAAAAATCTTCGTGGGTCGTAAAATGACAGTTTTGCAATTTCTTGCAATACTCTGTCTCCAGATATTTCGAGCCGTTTATTTCTCTCATCACGTAACTCCTTAATTCTCTTCTTAATGTTAGGATTTGCAAATATTTTAGACGATTCAGTTCTTGCGGAATCATAATTCTTAGTGCCATAAGTGTGCATATACGCCCGCACCTGATTTTCAGCGAAATCTGCAACAAATTCACGGCATAACTGCTCTTCCTTCGCGCTTAATGGTTCCTCTGCGGTGATTTTTTTAACCTTACGTTTAACTGTTTTTTTCTTGACAGTTTTTCCGGGTTTCTTTCCCACTGTTAATCACTCCTTCAGCAATCTCATTCTAGCGTTGGCCGTCTTGATTGCCAGTGCTTCATCTCCCGTATCCTGGAGCACTCTATTCGCAATCTGCGCGGCCTTTTTTGCCTGCTTATCGGTTAAATTCTTATTGTGCTTTCGCTTAAATTCTTCTGCTGTCCAAGGCATAATAATCGCTCCTGATTTGCCGCAGCTATTTAAACTGCGTGTTTGCTACGGATGCGTCCCCCGCCTATGGCTGAACGTAGCCATGTAGTGTGCAATATTCGTAATCGTTACATGTGCATTTCAGTTTAATCACCCCCCAACCACAAATCTATTTTCCACTGGTTCCACGTTTTGTTTGCGAAATAAGTTGTGTAATTCCATCATATTGCCTCGCATTAAAATTTAAAAACTTAACAATCTCTGTCTTCATTTTTATCCTCTTGGTTTTAGTTTGCCACGGGTGGCATTTCTTTTCCGATTGATTTGATTAAAGCACCTATTTTCTCATACTGTTTTTTGGCTTCTGTTTTTTCGCGTTCCAGTATGCGTGGGCATTTCGGGCAATATTGAATCCCCCCATCGACGATAAAATTATCTTTCAAAACCTCTGCCCCACATCTCTCGCAAATTACATACGACGATACCCTCGCAAGCGTGGGGACAATCTCTTCATCTTCCCATCCTCTCGCGTTCAGCCAGCTTGCCGGATACGGTATGTATTTCCCTTTTTCTTTCACCCAATCTTCTGATATCTTGGCCCGCTCTATTGTGGCGATCATTGTCGCTAAAAGCTGCTCATCAGGATTGACTTTAGAAAAAGCTCTTTCGGCTTGCCCCTTGGATTTCTTTTTAGGATAAGCTACCCAAAACTTTTCAAATCCGTTTTTATATATATTCTTTTTTATATTACCCTTACCTTCACCCTCACCCCCACCTGAAGGGTATGTTGACCCTTCGGCAAGGGTTTGTATAGAGTATGGATAAGACGCGCCGGAAAATAATGGTAAATACTTATACTCATTCATGAATAACCCAACAAAATAATGGCCATGAAGGGCGGTTAAATTATTTTCGATACCCTTGATAACACGGTCTGATATTTTTGGTGTACGGCAGAATTGCTTACGGGTGTGGGCTATAATCCATACAATTCCCTTGACATAATCATACATTACCTCTTTTTTCAGCTCTTCTATGAGTTTTGGTATTTTTGGCACTTTAATGCCAGTATCAAACGACATTTTATCAAAATCGATCTTGTATATACCCGTGATGCTCTTTGCGTCATTTGTGAACAAATAAATTAATAACAGTTTCGCCTCTGGGCTAAACTTGCGGAATTCTGGACCATTCCACGTTGCTGTATCGTAATCAACAATCGCCATAACCACCTCACCCCTTATTGAAAACTTGATACCACCCCAAGATAAAGGCAGTGACGTACAGAACCGTAATTAATCCCGCCGTGACAAAAAATTTAACTGCGAACTCATTAGCTCTGTACCATTCTTTCAGTTTCATTTTTCCCACCTTTCACCTACTTCACGCTGAACGTATGTTTCGCGGAATGATTTTTTTCACGCGGCTAACTCCTGTAATTTATTTTTCCAATCACAGCGAAAGCTGTTATTGGCTTTGACAATTTGATTTTTTTTGATGGTTAGCTCTTCCAACCATTCAGGAGTCCGGACTTCATATAAGAGAATCATTGAAAGAAACCACGTTGGGCTTCTGTGCGCAGAGAATACATTGCCGTTGTGGTGCGGTGTACAAAGCCACAGGCCATTTTCCGGATCGTATCTGACAGAATGATTATCCCGCGAAAAAACGTGATGCGGGTTCAAATCTTTCCCAAACATCGGGCAACCGGGGAATTCACACTTCCACTTTGCCCGGCTCCCGACAATTTCACGGAATAATCTCAAGAGATATTCGTCAGAAACAATCATCAATCCACCTGAAAATATTTCATTGCAAACTGTAATCCCCAATGGTAAGTCCTTAATATTATTGGTATCACAATGTAATACCATGTATTTATTGACTTTATTCTGATGATAGATATACACTTGCGTCAAACTTAGACATGTGCACAGCTTTAGCCATCAGTTCGCGGATATCACGGTGTAGTTGCTGTTTGTATTCTTCGGGTAAATTGTCTAAGTAATTTTTAAGGCAAGTAGGAATGCGTACGGGAAACACTTCGTCTAATTTATCAGTTTTTGGTGTTGTTTTTTCGTTCATGGTCGCCTCCCTGTGCGAAAAAATAGCATTGCTTTTTATACTAAAACTGATAAAAAGCAGGATGTCCTTGGGGGAGGAAAGCGCGGCGCTATGTGCGAACCGCGGCTGTTTCACCCTGCTCTTTTCGGTTCCTACGCTTGCGCGGGTACAGAAGCTCCCACGCAGTTACTTCACCGCCTGTTGCGACTTCTACACATGTCGCGGTTCTCGGAGATATCTGTTTTACTTTGCCATGCCGTATTCGCCAGACGGTGGGCTGCGAAAGGTGTGCAGTGCGAGCAAACGCACTGCCGGATATTTTGTTTTTACGTAAATAATTATCTAACGGGTTCATGGTTATTATAATTATACATATAGGAATTTAAT